CCGTGATATCTGAGCCATGTCCGCAACGATCTGGTGAAAGTCTGCATCCTCTTTATTAAATTCTTCTAACAAGGTATCTGTTCCAGGCATTCCTAAGGCTAAGGCGTAGTGTACCACGATCCGTGGTTCCTGTTGACTGTAATCGAATGATCCCCATTCACAATCATCTTCAGGTAAAAATAGTTCTCTCATTTTTTTACCAATGAATCCTCTTGAAGGTATCTGTTGTAAGTTAGGGTTACTCATTGAGAATCTACCCGTCACTGTTCCACCTTGGTCCGATCTAATTTGATTAATATCTGCATGTATTCTACCTTCATGTACAAACTCTAACAGTCCTTCGATAAAAGTATTCTGAGTCTTATCAAAGTTTCTTGCTTTAGCTATTAATCTTAAATATTTATTTTTATGACTTGATAAATAATCTTTAGGGAGTTGAGGTAAGCCTGCTTTAGTTTTTTTATAATCTGTAATCTTTTGATGATCTAACAAAGCTTTAATAGAAGATGCTGCCCACATTTCTATTTTTATACCTGTTCGTCTTTCAATGTAATTGATAATATTAGTTTTTGTCTCTCCTAAACGTTTACCAAATGCTCTAGCTTTTTCGACATCAATCTTAACGCCTTTAAATTTCATGTCAACTAAACAAGGAAATAATTTAGTTTCTAATTCAAATATTTTTCTACAAGTTTTTTCTTCTACTCTTCCATCGTCATGAGTTTTAGTGTATAGTACTTCATCCAATTTCTTATCAAATATGTTCCATAACTTTAAAGTTAAGTTTACATCTTGCTCTGCATAATCTTTTACTAAACTATAGGGTAATTTTTCCATATTAGTCATAGGGTCTTGTATAACTCCATCGGACCATGCCTTAACTTTATCTGTTAAATCATATTTATATTTAGTTTCATTTAAATAAACTTTACTAATTGCATCTAAAGAATATCTCATTCTTGTTTCATCAATAACTGATGCTGCAATCATAGTATCTAATAATTCACCTTGAGGCATCTCTCCGGTTGAGGATCTAATCCAACAAACATCATATATTGCATTATGAAATACCTTACGTATGTCCTTGTTTTTAAAGAGTTTTTCGTTCAAGTAATCCCATGTTTCTTTAACAGGTAAATTATCTGTCATAGCATGAGCCAGGGGAAAGTAGAAAGTTTGTTTCTTAGTAGCAATTGCAATACCGGTTACAAAACCATCTTTTCTAACTGCACCTAAACCTTTTGTTTTTAAATTTGGATCAGAAGTTTCTAAATCAATAGCAACAATATCTATATCCGTTAAATCTAACTCTGATACTTGTGGAACAGTACACATTATTTATAATCCCTTTCTATTATCATTTCTAAGTAGTGAATTGCTTTCTCTACATCTTGTAACTTACCTTTTGCTTTATGTCTACAAATATATTTAATTGCATTCCCTTCTGCAAAAAGTAATTTGTTTTTATTAATAAAATCTGCTGGTTGGATTGTCATATCTTTATAATGTGATCCACCTATTTGTTTTTTATATGCACTCATATTGTTATTCCTATATATATTTTAATTGCAAAATAAAATGTCATCATTAATAATAAAGCAAGATCGCTTGTGGGGCTCATATTGTTTTCCTTTCAATTGTTTTTGGCTGTATACAGCCATATTTTCCTAACTCTTTTCCTGTGTTTGTTGCTAATACCCAAATGTCAAAGATTGCTCTACTAAACATAGTATACTTCAATCTATATTGTACGTTATCTGGTTCGGGTTTTGTTCTTGTCAATGTTAAATCTCCAATAACATTATCATAAGTCATTCCCTTTACTTTATGAATATTTCCAAGTTCAATTCTAATTTTAGAATCATAATCAAATCCGTTTCTTATTACATTTTTAATATATATCATTCTATCATCATGTTCTTTTTCGTCTTTGCCTTTACTTCTTTTTCTAATCAAATCAAAACTTGTATTTAAATAGCTTTTATCTTTTAATAAACCTTCTTTAATTAATTCATCAATAGTATAATCTTTGTTAATTTTAAAATTTCCCTCATCAAATGTAAATGTTCCTTTACCTCTAGGTATAGCTTTACTACCTAAATACTTCCAAAATTGTTTTATCTGCGTTCTACTTTTAGGAGAGCCTTCATAAAATGATGCCCATTCATTGTGACATCTTAATTCTTCTTTAGATACATGACCTGAATTTCCTACGTATGCAAATTCAAAACCATTTTGTTTTAAAAAATCTACTATTCTTAAATTAGTAGGTATACCCCGATAACAGAATAAAAAATTTTGATTGGTATTTTTCATTTTATCTAATAAAATAGATAAATTTTTAGAAGGTCTTAAATCATTAAGAGTATATTTATTTCCTTCAATTAAATCCCCATGTTTATAACCTTCTGGTATTAAATTTCTTTTCCCATGATAGTCATTATCGTATGTTGCTGGATGCCATTTTCTTGTGTACCCATATTCTATCCATATTGGAGCTATAATTTCTTTACAATAATCATTGACGGCTTTACTACATCTTTTACCTTGACCTAATTCTCTGTAGGGTTTAGCTGAAAGTTTATGGAAATAATCTGCGTCCGAACCTGCAAATTCAAATATAGTTTGATCAGGGTCTCCTACCATATAAAAATGTTCGTCTTTAACATTCTGAGCCATTTTATTTATGGCTCTCAACTGAGGTCTATTACAATCTTGAGCCTCATCTACAATTAACATTTCGATGTCAAAAACATTATCTAATGAATTAAATTCATTAAGCATATCTGCAAAGTCATGTTGACGAGTATCTTTTTTATATTTAGTATAAACTTTGTTTAATTTGTCTAATTGATTAAAATTATTATAAGGCTTATACTCACGTCTATCAGCACAAGTTTTATAATGAGACTCTAGATCATTTGATAAATCTCTACCATGTGCATGACTTATAAATTTAAAAAAAGGATGATTTTTGTAAGGGTCCCCTTTAAATTTTGCTAATCTAAAACCTGATTCTTCTTTACATAAGTTATTATAGTCATCACTTTCTTTGTCATCAAAAACTTCTTTTCTCATAATTTTATTTCTACAAAAATGATGAATTGTGCATATTCTATCTTTAAAATAATCTTTATCTAAACCTTGTTCTTTAACTTCTTTCATTTTTAAAATGGCTTCAATAATTTGATTAGAAGCAGTTCTAGTATGAGATAGTAATATAATTTTATCTGTACCATATTTTAAAAATCCTTCTCTATATTTTTCTACTAAAAATCCATGTGTTTTTCCAGTTCCTGGAGGTCCCGCTACAAATCTAGGCCTCATAATTTTATTGTTCAAAATCTATACTCTCTATATTTTCTTTTTTAATTACTTCTTTATATTCTCCGTCAATGATTAAATCATCCAAGTCTATTTCATAGTCATCAATTTTCCAAGATACGCAAGATCTATACTCATTTTCTTTTATTTTAACTTTGCCTCTATTTTTTTCAGCTTTTAAAATTCTTTGAACCTGCATAACTAAATCTACTCTAGCAATTTTAATTCGTTTTTCCGCTAAAAAATCTTCAAATGCATCTAAGTTAAACTCTAAACTTTTATTAATCATATCAAAGAAAGGTCTTTTATACTCAAGTAAATTAATCTTTTGATCGTAAGCATTCTCTTGTTTGATATAGTGTTTAAAGTATTTTTTAAATACCAAATCTTTATTGGCTTCCTCAACATAATATTTTGATTTAGTTCTACTTTCAAATTTTTGCAGCATAATTGTTTCAAATTCTACAACTGGCATTTTAGGAATCCAAACAGAGCCTTGTGACATAACTGCGTCATAAAATAATTTTTGGTTCATTAAAGTTGGCCCAGGAATTATAATATTTTTTTCAATAACTTTACCTTCTAATTTACCTGTTACTTTAATTATGTATCTGTCTTGTCCATACTCTATAATGTCTCCTATGCACTGTTGTGCAATTTCTTTTCTATCCGAAGAACCTCTATCTTTTGCGCCAACCCAATCAAACAAATGTGCTATTGCTGGAGGTGTACACCCTATTATTTCAGATAGTTTAGGTATTCCAAATTTTCGTTTTGATTTTTTACCAGTAGTACCTTTAGATTTTCTTTCTTCGCATTCATCATCATTAGAAGCTACTGCAATATTGTAAACAAACTCATCAATATCACTTACACTCCATTTAGTATGGCTTAATAATACTCCGGCAATAGCTGTACAATACTCATCCCTTGATCCTTTAGACGCATATAAAATACAAAGCGCCGTAGACAATGCTATTTTTCTTAAATCTAAATCTAAGTCTCCAGGATATTCTTTTATACCTTCATACTTTTCCCATCTCACATGCTCATGTACTTTACTATGTAAAGATCCTGGAACAATTGTATAGAAATTACTACCACTTCTTATCTCACATAGTGTTGCACCATGCGGAAAATTTTCATAATGTTTTTCTAATTCTTTTGGTAATGAAAAAACGGTTTTATCTAATTGACCTTTAAACCAATAATGACTTGTTGGATTACTAGGTCTACCGGATATGGCTCCACAATATTTTATATACTTATTTACAAATCTTTTTGCTATAGAATTATCTATATCTAAATCAACATCGTGATCTAATCTTAAAGCTATTTCACAACCTTTGTAAGAATTTTTCCATTCTTCTTTTGTTATTGAAAGGTCTTTACTACTCCACTTACCTATTTCAGGTATACCTTTTTTACAAGGTATAATAATCCTATCTAGATCTAACCAGTTTTCATATGTGGACGGACCACTATTAAGTATTTCTTTATCAATCATATTTTTTTATGGGCGGTTCCACTCTCGCTTCGCCGCCCAATCCCTAGGAACTATAAATTGATTGTCTTCTTAGTTGCTTCTTGAGTTTCAGGTTTTGCTTGTACAGCACCTTTGCTAACTTTTTCAGCAAAGCTTTTTGCACTCTCATAAACTGATTTATCTTCAATAGGTCCAACTTTAGACACATCCCAACCAAACCATGTTCCTTTGTCATTTGACATCTGAGTGGTTTTTAGTTTGTAAATGTGGCTATATGTAGGCGGCGTAAACATACCATTTTTACCTTGAAGTTTAATACCCATCATCATTGAGTTCCATTTTCTACTAATTTTTAATTGAGTAGATTTCATAGAAATCAAAGCTGATTGAGGTGATTTACCCAAAACAACTACAAAATGATTTGCAGTGTTCTCTAAGTAGTTACCATTTGGAAGTCTATCTTTATAAGATTTATCCCTTGTTGTAGTACTTACGATATCACTTTCCGCATTATGGATTGCGACTGGTGCACCTTTACTATCACCTCTATCTTGCCATTCTACATATTTCCTTTCGTAGAATACTGGCAACACATCGATCCCTTTAGCACCATCAAAAATTTCATTTGTGACAGTGTTTAAGATCATTCCAGGTTCTGCACCTTCGACATACTTACCATCTCTCTTATTAATTTCAGGAGATAGTTGTCCTAATACTTTCAGAAATGGTAATGCAAGATCCTCTTGCGTTATATTCTGAGAGCCTTTATCAGCATCAGCTTCAAATAAATTTACTGCTAATGCGCCTGCTTCTTCTTTGTTTGCTACTTGGTTCATGGTTATTGTTTCCTTTTTATTGTTGTTTTATTTCCAACGAATACGTTGAAAAGTTCGGTAGGCAGTTCCTTACCCGCCTCAATACGCTCCCGAACTAGCGCTTTGAGAGTCATGGGCTCAACCTTCAACTTTTGTGTTGGTTGATACCCACGCTCTGATGCAAG